TGCCGCATCCAGGCGGATTTTAGTAATCCCCAGCGGGCGCACCACCTTGGTGACAATCTCCTGCAAACTGGCCATCTGCGCGGTAAAAATCGGAGCCGAACAATCCAGCAACACCGCCGCGCCGTCGCGCCCGGAAATTGTCAGCGTATGGGAAGATTTATTCACCTGGTGGTTGACCTCATCGATGCGCCCGGTCATCACCGTATCACCGCTGATCTTGACCACCACCGGCGCACCTGCCGCCACATCCGGAGGCATCTGATCCGCAGACATCCCCAGCGTGACCTGCCAGGCATCGGCAGGCGTGAGCAGGTCGGAATCCACCTCGTAGCCCGACCAGTCGCCCTGCATCTGGCCGCCGATCAGCAGCTCGACAGTGTCAGGCAGGGGGTTATTTTGCGTAGGCATTGACCACCTCACCCTGACGCACGAACGGACTGCGTGCGCCGTTCAGCCGATACAGCTCAGGCGCGCGGCTATGATCGCCATACCACAGGTGCGCCAGCAGCCGGAAATTACCGTCGGCCTCCACCGTGCGCCGGATCAGCGGCGGACGGGTCACGATGATGGCGCGTGCCGCCTCCTGTACCGCCAGCGCCATCGTCTTCAACGGCTCGGTCATCGCGCGCCCCTGCTCGATGCCATATACCGCCCGCACCTGGACAATCGCGGTCTCAATTGCGGCACGCGCGGTATTCGCCACCGCCTCAAGCTGCGTGGGGGTCAGCGTAGGTGTCGCCGCTTCCGCCGCCAGCACTAACCCGGCGGCATTGGCCAGTCCGGCTGCCGTGTTCACCTGCACCGTTGCCGCCACTGCCGCAATGCCTGCCGCTTCCGCCGGGCTATAAGGCAATGCGCCCGGCGGGCGACTGAAGATGGAAAAGGCATTCAGATCGTTTTGAATACTGGCCCAGTCGGACAGCAGATTGCTGCCGAACTGGCGCAGGTCGAGTATCCCGTTCACCAGTGCTGAGATGTCATTGCCCCAGGCGCGCGGAAAGCTGAGCACATCCATCCCGGACAACAGCACGCCAGCGGCGCGGGTAATCCCCAGCAACGGCATCATCAAGGCACTGCGCAGACCGTCCAGCACCGCCAGCGGGTTACGCATCCGGTCTACCGTAGCACCGATATTCTCCGTAGCGGCAGCGGTGGCGGCCTGTGCGTGTTGCGTGATCGCTTCCGCCTTCTGTACCGCCAGTTCGCTACCAAAGAACGGTGCGGCAGTGGTAGATTCGACGAACTCGATCTCAAGCTGTGCCTCGTCCACCGTCTCGGCCTCATGCGCCACCCGATAGCTGGCCACCTGACAGAACATCATGCCGAACACCGGATGCTGCAACCAGCCGCCCCGCGCCGCGTCGGCGGCGGCAAGCGCCTCATCCGCACCATCCAGCGCCGCGATAAAGGCCTGCATCCGGGTTTCATAATCCGCGCCGTAGAACACCGCGCGCAAGGAAATATGCCGCGCATGTGCGCCCATATCCTCGACATCCGCGCCGGCCACATAGGGGTAGTCGTGCTCTACCAGCGCGCGTTGCACTGCATCGCTGGCATTGACGCAATCAAACGTCACGCCGCGAAAGGTCGCATCAAGTAGGGTATCTGTCCAGGCCATGTGCGCAGCTTACGCGCGCATGGGAGGGCAGTTAAGGCGGAATATCTTCCTATGGAGTACGCAACCTCGGTTGCGTTATGGTGTGCAGCGGCACATAAAACTTTTGTTCCGGCACCGGCATGTCGCTGCCAGGCGCAGTCGAGACTGCTCACTCCAAGCGGGAAAATTAGTTGCGGCGGGCTTCCCGGTTGATTTTACCGGTGACCACCTGGGTGATCTTCTCACCATCCAGATGCAGATTGACTTCCAGTGCCTGCTGGGCTTCCTTGCTGCCGAAATACGCGGCAATTTTAGCCATCATGCCACCGAGGTGTTCGGTCATCCAGCCCTCCATACGCGTCCCCTTGGTGGCATAAGACCCTAAAGACTCCACTGCCGCCCCAATACCATAACCGACAACACCTGCACCGGCCACCATTGCGGTGGCTGTTGCCGCTGCGCCTGCGCCCAATGCGGCAATTTCTGGCAGGGTAGAATAGGCAAGCAATTTTGCGCCAGTCGCCACGGTTTTGAGCAGCCCCGGTACAGATGATGCCGCAGCAGCAGTGGCCGCTAGATCGGTTGCCGTACCTGCCCCGCCACCGCTCTGCATCTGTGCAAAATTGGTCACAAATACCGGCGTAACCCCGGTTGCCGCCTGGATCGCCTTACCTTCGGCGATACCGCCCGCGAGGGATGCGCCTCCACCCAAAAACCCCTTGAGTGCTTTTGCGCCGCTACCAAAGCCTTTTAATAGGTTGAAAAGCCCATAACCTGCGATGCCTACTGCGGCGGTAGCTATCCCGCCCACCATCCAGTTATTCGCCTGTTTGTGATTATCCAGCCCTTGCGCCCCGGCATCGGCAATGTCGTTTACCTTGTTGGCCAAAACCGTTGCCTTATCCAGGGCGGGTGTAAATGCCGTTGCCAGCAGCGTTTGCACCGTGCCCGCAGCCGCCTTGGTGGCCATGTTAAAACCATTCATCGTCACGGTCATGCGCTCTTCCAGGCCGAGAGATGTATCCATCTGCTTTTGCATGCCTACAAACAGATCACCTTCGCCACCGACCATCAGCGCGGCGCGCATCCCTTCCTGCCCCCAGATATCATGTGCTAGCCTGGCCTTGGCACCGGTGTCGCTAATTTTGCCAAACTGCTTGTGCACCATCGCGTTTTCAGCGTCGAGGCCAATATACTTACCCTCCTTGTACAACAGATTATTCCACTTACCGTCTTTGGTGTTTGCCAGGCCAAGTTCAGTCATTGATTCGCGCTGCTTGGGTGTTAACCCGACAGAATCCAGCATATAACGGTTAACTGCGGTACCGGCCTCGTAGCCTAACGGTGCCATTGCAGCGGCCATTGTGACTGAATCCTTAAACGATACGCTCAGCAGCGCAGCAGTCGAACCAAATTGCTTGAGCGAATACATCAACTCTTGCAACGAACCAGGCGAGGCAGCTTCCCCCTTCGCCAACAGGTCGGCAGCGTGTTGGTAATCTTCCGGTTTGAAATTGTACTGTTTTCCGATACGCGCCAGCATATCGCCGACATCCTTTGGGTCAGTGCCGGAAATACTCGCCAGACCAGCTGCGGAATAGGCCGCGCCATGTGAGCCCGCGACGGCCTCCAATGGCACACCGGCCTTGAGCATATCGCCCTGAATATTGACGATCTCCTTGGATGAATACGGCATCACCTTGGAGACCTCGCGCCCGGTATCCCGCACCTTCGCAAGTTTGGCAGCCAGATCGTCGGCCTTGTCGCCAACCTGCGCGATATTGCCTTTTACCCGGTTCATGGATTCTTCCAGATCGGCAGCTGCTTGCACCCCGGGCTTCATCTTGCTGCCAATATAGGCGCTCACCGCAAATGCCGTACCTGCGCGCTGCAAAGAGCGCGTCATGGCATCAAAATGAGCGGCGGTATCCTTGCTGATCCGCCCCATATCAGTTAGACTTTTTCGCAGTCCACCCAGCACCCCGGCCGCGCCGTTTGCGGCAGTGATTTGCAACATGAGAGCGAGCGTTGTTGACATGAAAAATCCCTGGCTTATGTATTTATTGCGGGTCTGCCAAATAGGTCAAATACTGGCCGTGCTGGCGCTTTTACTACTGGCTGCGGCGGTGGGGTTTGTCCTTGCACCCCAAGGTCAGGAAGGTTTTTATGCCGTAGTTTGTGCGGCGCTTACGGGTGGGTTTTTGGCGGTTGACGCTTGGAGAGATAGCGTTGCTGAGAAACACCGGAATCCCCCTTCTTTTTAAGCCCGTTCAATTGCGCAAACGCATCCAGATACGCCCCCGCCTCAGTCTCACTCATCTCCAAGGCCGTATGCCACGGCACCCCGATCTTGACCAGCGCCAGATGGAGGTGCCGGTAATTTTTAAGTTTTTGCTCGAAAGCTTTGCAGCCGCCCCTCCAGGCGACCATTAGCTGCCATGATGACCGCCAGATCTGCATCAAACATGGACAGCAGCAGTTCAGTGGTAATTTGAGCCGAACTCAGCTCACCTAGCTTTACAATCTGACACGCGATCAGCGCCACGCCGCGATAGGCATCATTCTGTTGGGCCTGCTCATCGGCCATGACACGGATCGAATCGCGCACCAGGCGCGGGCGCAACACAAAATCGCTGTGCAGTACGCCATCCACCTCGACACCGACCAGCAGCTCGCCCACTTCCTTGAGTTCAGCACTCATTCGATCACCTCGCGCAAACAGGCCATGCTCAAATCGCGCTTGGCCTCGCTATCCGTGCCATACTTCTCGCCCACGTCCAGCGTGAAGCAATCCAGATAACTGGTGCGACGGCCGCCGGGGGCGGTGGGGTACACCGTCAGTTTCGCGCCCTCGATGGCTGCCCAGTCCATATCGCCCAGCAGGGGGATCACCACCGACACCTTCAGGTCAATTTCTTCCACGCCCTTGGCGAAGCCTGCCGGGCGACCGCTGCGGTTCATGGTTTTGACCAGCTTGCGCCCGGTCTTCTTGGTCACGTCCAGGCTTTCCACCCCGACCTCAACCCCGTTCACTTCCAGCACAATCGCGCCTAAATACTCTTTCAAAGCCATTTTTCGTCTCCTAAAGGTAGCCCCCCTTTGAAAAAGGGGGGTTGGGGGGATTTACAGATACAGATCAATCCGCCCGGCGAACACATGCAAGCCGTTCACCACGTTGGTCGGAATCTTCGCGTCCAGCCGGTTCGGGTCTTGCAGGTCGCGTTCGACGAGCAGCTGGCCTTTCCACAGCTCCACGTTCTGCACGATCTCCAGCTCTTCGAGCTTGTACAGCACGTCGAGCAGTTCGGAACGCACCTTGTCCGGGGTACGGGCGGATAACTTTTCACGCGGGAAGCGCAGGCTGATGCGCTCGCGGCAGGCTTTTCGCACATAGTCCAGCGTGCGGATGGTGGTCAAATCCAGCATCGAAATGTCCGGCACCCCTTGCGGGTCGAGCATATAAGTGGTGATGGCGCGCACGATCTGCACCTTTTCGCCGGGGCCGACCTCAGAGGGGGTGATGCCGTTGTACAGCGCGTTTTCCTGCTCGACACGTCCCAGGCGATTAGCCAGCGGGGGCGCGCTGATGCCGGTCAGCGGCAAGCTGTTGAGCGGGCGCGCCGGGTCTTCCTCGCTGGCCACCACCGCGCCATAAGCCGCCGCCACCTCATAGCTGGCTTCATAGCCATTCGCCACCAGCAAGCCGCTGATGCGCCCGCTGTTGATCAGGCCGGCCAGCGTGGTACTGGCCGCCAGCGTACCGGTATGCGCGAAGATGCCGACCGCACCGCGTTGTTCCAGCGGGCCGGAGACCGCATCCAGATGGGTGCGCAATGCGGTCAGGCTGGCCTGATCGTTCCAGGCACTGATCAGGATATTGTGGCCAGCGGCAAATACGGTCGCCAGCGCAGTCGCAATCGTCGGGTCAGTCGCACCGTTAGCCATTGCCACCACGGCAGCCGTCACCCCCGTGGCCGCAGCCACCGCACTCACTTTCAGACCATTGCCCAGCGTGCCCTTGTTCTTGGCGGTCAGCGTCACCACGCCTAACGCGGCAGCAGCGGTCACCGGCAGATCAGGCTGCTTGGCGATCTGCGCCACCAGCGCAGCGGCAATCACCGTCGCCGTATCGGCTGCCGTGACGGCCACGACAACGGACTGGTCGCCGATGTTCAGTGTAACGACACCACCGGCAGCAGCGGGGCCGGTCAGCGTCACCGTACCCGTCGCCACGACAGAGCCACCCGCATCGTCCAGCGCGATCATCGAAAGCGCCAGATAGGCATTCGCCTGCAACGCCGAGCGCGCCATCAGGTGAGCGACTGAGCCACGCCCGAAGAAAGTCGCGGCATCCGTGTCAGAAAATACCTCCACCACCGTGTTGGCCAGCACCGTGCCTGTTGCCAGCTTTTGTCCGACGATCAGGGTTTTTTGCAGATTGCCCGGCAGCGTGCGCACCGCCAGCTTGGTGTTGAATTCAAAATACTTGCCCGGCTTGCGGATGCTGGACGGGATGTTGTCAAAAGCGATATTGGCGCTGGGCATGTTCAAGCTCCCTTGGTGGTAGTTTTAACAGTTGCGACGACCTCGAACAGGTCACCATCACTGATACGGCGCTGGTAATAGGCGCTATCCGGCACGATTACCGGTTCCGCATCGGTTATGTAATCGTGCGGCTTGCCTTCCATCGGCACTTTCAATCCTGCTGTGGCTATGAGGTTCATCGTGGATCCTTATCGTAAAGTTGTCAGGTCTGAGGCATCGGCAACATCGTCGCCGGGCATCAGGTAATAGTTGATACCCATCTTCAACCACATCGGATCAGTCGGGTCTATCGGCGTGCGCGGCTGGGTTTCGACATATTCGGTATGCCATTCGCGGACGAATACCGCCATGCCCTGGCCGTTCAGCTTAGTGTTGTACAAGGTGCGTATCGCCCCCGGCTTGAGGTACGCAATCGGCAGCCCAAGATCGGTATTGATCAACAACAGGCTGATGTCCTGCAACATCTGATACGCGCCTACCTCCTTGATCACCCCGTTCACCGTCAGGCCGTGGCGGGTATCCCGTTCACCGCGCACATTGCGCGCCGCCACCATCACCGCAAAGGTCGCCGGCAACAGCCACTTGTCGCGCGAGGCCGCCACTGCCTTGGGTTTCCCCGCACCGGCAAACGCCACCCATACCGCCGGGAAGGTGCGCACCACCCGTGCCAGATCATCGTCCAGCTCACCGCCGTAACTGGTCACACCGGACAACTTGTAGCCCAAGCCCGGTGTTGCCGTATTGGCCGCCGTGATACGGGCGATGATCGCGTCTTCGATTTGTGAGATCACGCTAATAATCCCGCAGATTGACGCGGTTAAAAACACTGCCCGCCGAAACGATTTTTACCGTCAGTGCTTCGCTGGCCGGTTGCCCGGATATTGATACGCCGATATCCAGCCGCCCGTTGCGGATCTGTTCCAGCATCCGCAGCGCATCCTTATGGCGGCTGCGCGCCACCTCGGTTTCCGTGACATCCGCGCCCAGCAACTCATAGCGGGCGATGGTGCAGCAGATCGCCACCAGCAACTGCGGCACCACCTCCAGCGGCAAGGGATAACGTGCTGCCAGGTAACTATCCATCGTATCGCTGGCGCGCTGCAACGCGCCTTCTACCACCAGCATATCCGCCACACCGTCGCGGTTGCGATCACTGATGGCAATCACTTCGGTTTCGCCGAACTGAGCCGTTAAATCACTGAAGGTGGCGTAG